TGGTGCCCGCCAATTTCCATGCACAAAAACAAGCTGGACATATTCCTCAGGATCAGCCTTATTTATCAGCAGACAATGGTCTGAGTAAAGAGTTGTGCAGAGCTGCTGGAGTACAGGGGTGGATAGGTGTATCGGGTGAGGATGCTCACAAACACAGACTTCTCGCTAATCAGTTTCCCGATTTATTCAACAAGTCAGCTCTGATGTCAAATGCTACAAAGTTTGTCCACTTCGATAGTCATACAAGAACACAGGGCTTTGCAGGGTTCCCCGAATGCGTCCTGTGGTATGAGGATCTTCAGTATACTCCAACGAACGCCAATAATAAACGCAAGAAAATGGTTGTAGAGCCCATCACATGTTTACACATGCCCAGACATTCATCCAACGATCAGAAAATAAGGTACATGGCTGGTTTCTATCAGAAGGTTGTCCAAGAGAATCTGCTAGAAATTAAGACAACTGCGCAAGTCACGGGTGGTGGGACTATACCATTTGCTCATTTCGTGTTTCCAGGCATGACAACCAGACAACTTGCCAAGTCTTACATCGGCACCTCACGGCCTTACCTAAACTAAAGAAATAGGACACGTATAACATATAATGGTCCTCAATGTCAAGAAGTTGGTTCCTCATGCGAAGCTTCCAGAGCGCGCTACACCAGGCTCAGCGGGATACGATCTATACTCAACCGAAGGATATGTCATCCAGCCCGGCCATCGAGCAGTGGTTTCAACTGGAATCACTGTGCAGCTCCCACCCGGAACCTATGGTCGCATTGCACCTCGCTCTGGACTGGCCGTAAAGCACGGCATCGATGTTCTGGCGGGTGTCATTGACCCAGATTACACTGGAGAGCTGAAGGTTGTTCTGTACAACTCTGACCCTCGTCAGACGTATGTGATTCGGCCAAACTATCGCATTGCTCAGCTGATTCTGGAGAAGTATGAGTCTCCAGAGGTGTATGAGATTGAGACGATTGATCTGACAACGGAGCGGGGGGAGTCTGGCTTTGGGTCGACGGGGGTGGCGTACAAGGTGACGGGGGTATAAAATGCTCGAGATGAAATACATCAGGGTTAAACTTGAAAGGCTCGTCTGCGAGCTTCTTTTCCAAAAACTCCTTGGTCACCTCTGACCAATCATTTACAATAATTGCGCCAAACTTGGCGTGCAACGGATCCAGACCAGATGATAGCACAACTGGTCTAGCTCCGCACCAAGCCGCCTCATACACTCGGTAGCTGTCGAGTCCGTAACCGTGTGGGCAGATGACGCAGTGGGACTGGGTCAACCGACGAAAGTAGGCGTATGAGGAAATCTTATCCCCCTCCTTGAATGCAAACTCAAGATCCTTGAAGTAGTTGTAGCAATCCTCGCGAGCATACCGGTACGGAGCGTGCGCGACATACTGAGACTGCTCATGGTCAAAGTTGATGTAGCAGAGAATGTTGCGCTCAGGCACCTCGGCAGCCTCAAATTGGTAGATGGTGTTGAAACCGATGGGAATCTGAGTAATCATAGGGTGCTGGAACTCGCAGTTGACTGCGTAGACGTGTGAATAAAAGGGCTTGATACTTTCGAACATCTGGCGCGTAAACTGCTCATCTGTTCTGCAGTACAGCATGTGTGGCTTGCCTGGAATCTCCCTCAGAAGCTTGACATTCTTCTGGAATATTTGCTTTTCACCAGTCACCAGAACCGACTTGATGTTCGAGCCCTGAATCTTGAGGTCGGGGTTGTAGTATGGATCAACAATCAAGTCTGAGCACCGTACATAATTATCATACGATATCAGCATTTGGAATGTACTCGGAAATATTAAACACACTTTTGTCGAGCGGCCGACGCCGAGGGTCACATAGCTCCAGTAGCTCCTTGGTAACGTCTGACCACTGGTTCACAATGAGCGCCCCAAACTTTTCATACAAGTCATCCAGAGCTGAATGCAAGACTATAGGTGTTGCTCCATACCAAGCCGCCTCATAGAACCTCCAAGTATCCATTCCGACACCCATGGGGCAAAGAACAAACTTGGACTTCATCATTCGTTCATAAAACTTGTTCTGGTTGACGGTATCCTCTTTCATGACCCAATCGCAACTTTCAAATGTCTGTCGGCACACATCCCTCAAAACCCTGGCAGTCTTGTGGGCTATAAACTTATCCATATAGCCACCCACATTCATATAGCATAGGATGTTCCTTGCCCCTGGCGCAATAGGCTGCATCATCTCAGGGTGCTTGAAGCCAAGAGGGATTCGAGTAACTATAGGGTCTGTAACTTCAGAGTTTACTGCGTACACGTGCAGTAGGTTGTGGCGCAGAGCACTGAACATAATCCAGGTAAATGGCCGGTCAGTGTTGGCCCATATCAGCTCAAACTTTTTGGGGTGTGCAGCCAGGTGCTCGACGTTAAACTCCCAGTTCAGATCCTCACCATTCATGTATATCCGAGTCGCTTCAGGGTCGATAGTCACCTTCTCATCTATTACATATGTACACAGGGAAGCCAGTCCCTCAGGTGAAATAAGCATCTAGAAGAAAGACGCTCTTTATTTTTAATGGTGGTATTCCAGGTTGTAGCCTGGGATGCTCGAGATGTCGAAGACGAGTATACAATCACTGCTTACGGAAGAACACCAGAAGGTGCTTCTGTTGCCCTATCATTTGCATTTCAACCTTATCTCTTTGTGCGTTCATCGGACATGGGGAGCTTTGCAACGTACAAAACCGTAAAGACTCGTGAGTTTGTTGAGGCGAAGGATCTTTGGGGGTTTCAAAACTCAACCAAGGTGAAGTTTGTCAAGCTCGGTTTCACAACTCTGAAGGATATGAAGTTTGCCGAGTCGAACCTCCGTCGGCGGTATGCAGCAGCCAAGAAGAATCAGCACTTCATCTACGAGGCGAACATCGATCCTCTTTTGCGTTTTATGCACCGCACAGGCATCTCATCAACTGGCTGGATCAATACGGGTAACATGTGCATCCGGTCCTACAACAACAATTGCACATTCGATCTCTACTGCCAGGACTGGAAATCGCTCAAGCCTGTGGAGCGCGATGACATTGCGCCCCTGAGGATCATGTCTCTCGACATTGAGTGCTACTCAGCCGACGGAAGCTTCCCAGACCCTGAAAAGGAGGATAATGTGGTGTTTCAGATTGGCATGACAACCAAGGTGTTTGGCAAGTCTGAGTACATCGATCGCACCTGTCTCTGCCTGAAGCGTACAATGTCGTACAACGCCAAGTCTTTTACAACCGAGAAGGATCTCTTGTGCGCTTTCCAAGAGCACCTCCAGAAGATTGATCCGGACATCATCACTGGGTGGAACTTGTTTGGATTTGACCTCGAGTACCTCTACAAGCGTCTTGGAATTTCAGGGTGCACACCAGATGCGTATGTGTGGGGCCGCCAAAAGGAGCGGACGGTGGATCTCGTCATCAAGAATCTGGCGAGCAACGCGCTCGGGAACAACATGCTCAAGATGGTGCCAATGTGTGGCCGGTATGTGTTTGACCTGTTCCAGGATGTGAAGCGCGAGCACAAGCTCGAGAGCTACTCTTTGAACAATGTCTCGAAGCACTTTCTGAAGGACCAGAAGAATGACATGCCGGTCAAGGAGATTTTCAAGCGCTACGCGGATGGAGACCAGTACCTTCTCGGTGAGGTGGCTGACTACTGTATCAAGGATACCGAGCTTCCACACGATCTGATGGCGAAGCTCTGTACGATTCAGAACCTGATTGAGATGGCCAAGGCGACTTGGGTACCCCTGAGCTTTCTGAGCGAGCGAGGTCAGCAAATCAAGGTGTTTTCGCAGATGACTCGCAAAGCGCGCGAGCTCGGTTTTATGGTTCCGACCATTCCATACAAGCGCGAAAAGGACCCAGCCGATGAGGAGGGGTATCAGGGTGCGACTGTACTCGATGCTCAGACTGGCGCGTACTATGGACCAATCACAGCACTCGATTTCGCGAGTCTGTACCCTAGCATTATGTGCGCTCACAACCTATGCTACTCGAGTATGGTGATGGATCCCAAGTATGACAACCTTCCAGATGTCCAGTATGAGCAGTACGGGCCATACAAGTTTGCACAGGGTACCCAGTCTCTGCTTCCAGCCATTCTGACTGAGCTCAAGGAGTTTCGCAAAAAGGCGAAGAAGGATATGGCGGCTGCAGAAGGAACACCTATGGAAGCCGTCTACAATGGCAAGCAGCTTGCGTACAAGATTTCGATGAACTCTGTCTACGGCTTTACTGGAGCTGTTGGGGGTGGTATTCTTCCATTGGTTGCCATCGCTTCTACTGTGACTATGCGAGGTCGCCAGATGATTGAAGAGACGAGGGACTATGTCGAGGCGAACTTTCCGGGGGCCAAGGTGCGCTACGGTGACACTGACTCTGTGATGGTTGAGTTTGATGTAGGGGATCGCAAGGGTCAGGAGGCGATCGACTACTCGTGGGTTCAGGGTGAACAGGCGGCTGAGGCGTGTACCAAGCTCTTCAAGGCTCCGAACGATCTCGAGCTCGAAAAGGTGTACTGCCCTTACTTTCTGTACTCGAAGAAGCGCTACGCCGCCAAGATGTACGAGGGCAAGTCAAACAAGGATGGCACACCAGTACTGAAAGAGGATGGTACGAGACTGATCGCCTTCAAAAAGATTGATGTCAAGGGTCTCCAGGTTGTTCGCCGAGACAACTGCATGTATGTGCGTGATGTCTGCACGGCTGTTCTAGGCCATATCCTCGAAGGCAGTGATCCAGCCCCTGCGATTCGGGAGGCGAAGGCGGCGGCAAAGGAGCTCTTGGCGGGTCGGGTCCCGATGGAGAAACTCATGCTGAGTAAGCAGCTCGGCTCAGATTATAAGAGTAACAATCATACTCACTTGGCTGTTCGCGACAAGATTCGTCAGAGAGCACCAGGCTCTGAGCCGCAGCAGGGTGACCGGGTCCAGTATGTGATTGTCGAAGGGCCCAAAAAGGCGAAGCTTTATGAAAAGTCGGAGGACCCAGCATGGGTCCGCGAGCACGGAATCAAGCTCGATTACAACTACTACTTTTCCAACCAACTCAAGAACCCCATCACCGATCTTCTGGAACCACTCATCGGTGAGATGAATATTTTCGAAGACATGTAATAGATGCACAGCACACTTGTATTGACATCGCTCCTCATAGCATTTATTTGGGCTATAAATTCAGTCGCCCAGAAACATGCTATGAACAACATGAGTCACCCCACCGCAATGGCTGTATTCGCTGTAATGTACTTTACAGTCATGCTCTTGTACATGGGACATCACAAAGAGCTGATTAGCAAGGAGATTAGGAACATCATACCTTCGGCTATTTTGCTGATGATGGCTGCAGTCATTCTGAACTTTATCGCCAATGTCCTGTACTTCAGACTTATCAAGGCGAATGGCGTCTCAATTGTGACGGCTCTGACTTCAACCATGCCCATCTTTGTTGCTCTTCTGTCATTCATAGTGCTTCGGGAGAATATGACACCCAAACACATTGCGGGTATCGCCGCAGTTGTTGGGGGTGTTGTACTCATTTCCCAGTAGATATGTAAAGAAGAAACTCGCTTATATTATATGGAGGCACGTATAGCCCAGATGATTGAGGAAGAGGTGGAGCGTCGAGTGAATGACAAGCTCACCAAGGTTCTTGAGTACATCTCACAGACATATGATGTGTCGATCAAGCAGCTCATGAAGGATTCAGCGACAATCAATCCTATCAGTGAGACGTGCCTTGGTCTCACCGCCAAGAATAAGCGCTGCGGGAACAAGTCTTGCAAGCAATCGAAGAATGGCTACTGCTCGAGACACCAGAGCCAAAAGCCAACTGTAGTCCGGACAGTCTCAACTACAACTTTACAAAATCCACATAATCACCCACCTTCACAACTCTTTGTAAAAGGTTGTCCGGGTTGTGACCGTCGACCAAGAACGAATATGTTGGTTGACTTCTAGCTTAGAGATTTTTGTCGCTTATATTTTAGGATGAGCAAGTCAGATGTGCTACTCCAGGCCATAACCAAGTTTTACCAAGATGAAAAGCATAGTCAGATTTTGCTCGATGTACTCAGCCACCGGAACGGTATATCTCTGCGAAATCTAGAGTACTTTGTGACCAACTATTCCAAGAAACACAACCTCACATATACAACTCATGCGGGACGTCCGTTTACTGTGCACGTCGCGTACAAGTCGAGTCTAGATGGTTACTCGAAGAAGTTGTTTGATCCATTTTGCCGGACCGAGCGCATCACATTCATAATTGGCAACCAGGATATTATCACTACAGTCGCCCAGTTGAATTTCATCCGCTGGTGCATTATCAACGGTGTGATTCACTTTTTGATCAAAGAGAAGCGATCCGAGCATACCCATCCGCAATCGAAAGAGTTGTGTAGCCATAATAATACACAAACATGTTGTACTGGGACTGAAGTTCCACTGCATACGCTGGGTTGAAGTTGATGGTCAGGCGTGTAATATTAGACTTTAGTTTTGAAAAATCAATGTACCCACCCTGTGTGTACTCCTTTGGAGTCAAACCAAAGGAATACATGTATATATTCTTGATAGGTACGGTGAGCCCAGAGTCCATGGGGACTTTAAAGCTGAAATAGAGGCCGGTGGCGAATGTCGACAAGATGTCGATGTTATTCAGAGTGATTTGTGCGCTACTCAGAATATCAATGTACTGACTCCTGATTCCGCTAAAGTTGGTGTAATTCACAGACGAAGTGATGAAATCGGTTGTGTAGCCGAATGAGTATCGAGCATCGTAGAATCTGGTGTTGGTCTCGTACGATTTACGCTTTACAGCCCACAAGAGGAGGCTGACTGGGAAGGCGGCAGTCAAAGGAACTCTGAATGCGTTATTACTTCCGTCGGCCACTGAGAGGACCGCCTCCTTCTTCACCTTGTTCACCTTGAATTCATGAGGCTTGCTTTTGAAGTAGGCTCGCTCCTCCTCTGACAGATAAACCTCCTCAACTATGAGCTGAGGCTGACCCACCAAGTCTAGCTTTGTGGGGTAGTTGCAAAACCAGGACCACTCATTAAATTCGATCACAACATAGACAACCTGATTCCACATGGCGCACATAGGCAGGAACGGCTTGTCGAGACGCTGCTTATTCTTTTCAAAGTGCGAATGACGCCTGCAAAAGAAGAAATCGAGAGGGATCATCATGTCAATCTGGCTGTTGCATACACTCGAGACGGTTGTACTCGTGGAAAGTAGATTTGCCCCACCATTAATGCATGAATTCATAGAGAGTCGCTCGTCAGCATCGAGAAATATCTGATCACGGATGATATACCAGTCATCAGTGAGCTCCTCGATGAGCTGACCATCTGCGAATATGGACACCTTTTTTATGATAGCTCGGCCAATTTGATCAGTATACCCGTATGGATTGAAATAGATGTTACTGACTGGGAGTGCTGGAAGACTGCACTTGAGATGCATGTTTCCAATTAGGTCCCCCGTCTCCTTGGGTCGGAGCTCTACCCGAACCGTGTTCCCTATATATGCTGAACTAGACAGATTCACAACTCTCTGACCAATCGAGGCCCTGGAAGGCTTTGTGAATTGGTCAGAGAATGTGCGAGTTTCGCCGTCAAGATGCCCATCTTGAGGACCGATTGCATTCAGGGCTATAATAGCTCCTTCACCAGAGGTGCCCCTCATCTAAAACACAGCTAGATTTTCTTTCCACATGTCGGACACGGGTTTTGTTGTTGTAACCGCGAGCTCGGTGCGCGTCTTCTGAGCCTCGGAGACCAACTTTTCAATATACTCTTGCGTGTACTCGTACGTTTTGGTATTCAGTAAGAGGTCAATCTGGGTAAACCCAAGAGTCTTCAGCTCATTCTCGAGCACAGCCTTTGGCTTTTTGAACACCACCAGCTGACTCGACACCACCAGCTGTACAAACCGCTTGCGCTCATCCAACACCGCCAACTTCAGAGTCAGGACTTGGATGATGTGAGCCTTGCGCTTTTTCAGATAGCTGTACCGGACAGTAAAGTAATCCATCAGAATGTCAGTCACACACCCATACTTTTTCGGTGTTCCTTCATGAATCAGGTACATGTTGCTGGTGTGGAAAGTCTTGCTGAGTGGCAGCTGACTCTCCTTGGCTCCCCAAATCTTGAAATCCACCTTGTTCTCACTCGACTGATTCTCGTAGCGGACATCCAGCTTGTCCAACTTCTCCTTGAGATCCTGAGTCCACACACCTGGTGGGAGCTCAGTCACGTGCATGACATCACCAGTCTTGGTGTAGACCGCCTTGGCTACCCACGTAGTCTGATTCAGACGCTCAATCTCACCCCGGAACCCTCGCCAGTATGGCTTCATGCTCACTGGAGCCTCACCGCGCATCATCCGCAAGATGTTCTCCTTGATGTCGACAGGGTTGTATGGCGGAATGTTGCACGAAAACCCCGTCCCGATGCCTTCAGCTCCATTCACCAGAACCATAGGAAGTACTGGCACATAAAACTGTGGCTCCACCTTGTCACCATCCTCAATCGCATACTCCAAAATAGGATCGTCTCGCGCGTCAAAGATGGACCGAGTCTGCGAGTTGAGCCGAGTAAAGATGTAACGAGGACTTGCAGCATCCTTGCCACCCATCAGACGTGTGCCAAACTGACCCGAAGGCTCGAGGAGATTCAGGTTGTTTGATCCTGTAAAGTTTTGAGCAAGGCCAATGATGGTACCCTGCAGGCTCTGCTCACCGTGGTGGTACTGGGTCTGCTCAGCGACATACCCAGACAACTGAGCCACCTTCATGTCCGTCCCAAGATTCTTCTTGAGGCAGGCGTAAATAACTTTGCGCTGACTAGGCTTCAGACCATCCATCACATGTGGGATGCTCCGATGGATATCCTCTGCAGAAAAGTTGACAAGATCGCGCTGAACAAAGTCGGTGATGCCAAGCTCCTTGATCTTTCCGTATGGGACTGCAAGACTTGGAGTCGCCATGTGACCCAGAAGCCACTCCTTCCGGTCATCCGACTGATCCTTCGCAAAGGCCAAACTCATGCTCGTCTCAGAGTTTTCGTCATACTTGAACCCAACCGTCAACTGCTCAATCTTTTTGAAGTACTCCTTCGCCTCGACCGATGTGCTCGTACCCAGACCCTTGTAGTACTTTACTGCACCCTTGATGTTTGACTTGCGAAAGTCATCCTCTGTGAAGAACCAAGTTGAACCAACCTTGATGACTGGGGTGACCATCGAACACAGAAATCCTAGCTTCAGAAGAGACGGCCAGAAGCAGATGATCATATTCAAAACCAAACCCTTGATGTGACTCCCATCGAGGTCCGCATCAGTCATGATCATGAGTCGGCCATAGCGAAGCTCCCTAGTTGATGAGTAGACCCGACCGTGCTGCAGACCGAGAATCTGCTTGAGGTGAGAAAACTCCTGATTGTCCGTGAGCTGCTTGACGCTCGCATCACGCACGTTGCGGGGCTTGCCTCGGAGCGGGAACACTCCATACTTGTCGCGACCCACAACCGAGAGACCAGCCACCGCCAAGCTCTTGGCAGAGTCACCCTCTGTGATGATGAGGGTACACTGTTCACTCTTGGCAGTCCCGGCCCAGTTGGCATCGTCAAGCTTGGGAAGGCCTGTGATGCGAGACTTTTTCGACCCATCCGTCGTTTTCAGCTCCTTCTTGAGCTTGACATCCTGCATCGCGCATAGATGAGTCTCCAGACCAGACGCGAGGAGATCCTTGATAAACTTGGGCTTCAGAAAATGACCAGC